GTGAGTATTGAAGTAAAAAAACGGCTCGTATCTGCGGATAAATACGCATTAAAGTGCCCCAATACGATGACGCCGGAGTATATTACCATTCATAATACGGCGAATGACGCATCAGCTGCTAATGAAATCAGCTATATGATCGGCAACAGCGAATCAACAAGCTATCATTTTGCTGTCGATGACAAAGAAGTGATTCAAGGGGTGCCTCTGGACCGAAATGCCTGGCACTCGGGAGACGGCACTAACGGTACGGGAAACAGGAAGTCAATTGCGGTAGAAATCTGCTACAGCAAGTCTGGCGGCGCACGGTACAGAGCTGCAGAGGACCTGGCGATCACATTTATCGCACAGCTGCTGAGGGAGCGCGGCTGGGGGATTGACCGGATCAGAAAACATCAGGACTGGAACGGAAAATATTGCCCGCACCGTATTTTGTCCGAGGGCCGCTGGGATGAAGTGAAGGCTGCGATTGAAAAAAAATTAAATGGGAGTGCTGATGTTAAAACTGTCTCATCTGCACATAAGGACTCCGTTTATTACGTCAAAAAAGGCGATACGCTTTCTGGAATTGCCCAAAGCACCGGTGTGAGCTTGAAGACGCTGCAAAGCATAAACCACATTCAAAATCCTAATCTGATTAAGATCGGCCAAGCGATCAAGCTTCATTCTGCGGTCTCATCTCCCAGCCAAGCGAGTCACTGGAAGCTCCCGTCCGGCATTCTTAAGGTGACAAGCCCTATGATGAAAGGCAGTGCTGTTCTCCAAGTGCAGCAGGCGCTCTCTTCGCTTTATTTTTATCCTGACAAAGGCGCCAAAAATCATGGAGCTGACGGTGTATACGGACCGAAAACGGCAAATGCCGTCAAACGGTTCCAATCAGTGAACGGCTTACCAGCTGACGGAATATACGGACCGAAGACAAAAGCAAAATTGGAAGCAAAGCTCTCTTAACCTAAAGGCGAAGAAAACCATTTTCATTTTGTCCGGTGTAGCGTAAACTGGTGCTGATACGTAAAGGAGAGCACCTGAATATGAACGATATGTATAATCATTTTCATGCATTAAAAGCGGCGGAATCGGAATACCGCATCGTGTGTCGGGAAAAACAAGAGGCTGACCGTATTGTTTTCAGTCCTCACGGGGGTGGAATCGAACCCGGCGTAAGCGAGCTCGTGCATGCTTTTTCCGACCGCTGCTCTATCTATTTATTTGAGGGCATGAAAAAACGAAATAATCATTTTCTGCATCTGACAAGCACCCGGTTTGATGAGCCGGTTGCGCTTAGAATGGTTAAGCGGCATGACGCTGCCCTTGCGTTTCACGGCTACCGTGATAGGACAAAAATGCACACGATTGCAGGCGGATCAGATATTGCCGGCGCGAAAGCCATTGTGGAAAGTCTCCGTGAGGCGGGATTCAGCGCCGAACTTGCGGCTGAAAACGGGAGATTCAAGGGGGCGCACCCGGCTAATATCGTAAATCAAAGCAAAAAAGCATTGGGCATACAACTTGAATTGAGCACCGCCCAGCGGCGGGCATTTTTCGATCATTTTACATTCGGCGGGCGGAGGTTTTCAAAAAATGATTGTTTTTTTCGTTATGTGGAAGCGGTAAAACGTGTGTTTTACTGTGAAGATTGATTGAGAGTGCTGTCACCGGGCTGGATGCCCGGCGTTTTTTATTCAGAGCTGCTGAAGCTGTAGGCTTCTTTGCGTTCGGCGGCAGCCATGCGGCGCTCCGCCGGCTGATACCCGCCCGTTTTTCGTTTTCCTGACAGATGATACGCCAGCTGCTTCTGAAATTGAATACCTGCTTTACGCCGTTCAAAAAGCTCCAGCCTTTTTTCCGCAAATGATTTTGTCACACGGAAGGCGGCTGCGATTAAAGTGACGGCATGGCTTCTCCATTGGGGAAGCTCCATATTTAACAGCATAAAGGTCGGCACACAGAAGTGGTACATAAATTGATTGGCTTGAAATTCCTGCAGCTCTCTGAACAGCTTGTTCATGTGAAAATGGTTTCCGGTATGCTTCAGCACATGGCACAGCTCATGCGCGAAATCCTCCCACTGCTCTTCAGGCGACTTTCTTTGATTAAGTATGATGCTGTACATGCCGTCTCGCTTCAGCATCATGCTGGGGATATCTTCAAAATGAATCCAAATATCAAGCTCCCTCGCAATGGCCTGCATATCAATATGAAGAGGGGCGGTCATTCCCATGCGGCAATATAAGTTTTTTACGTATTCCTCCAGATGTGTTAAAAAATCGCCCAATTGAATACACCCTTTCGAACATATGTTCCTTTTTGAGTGAGAAAGAAAAGCCCTCATCGGACTTTGAATCATTTCCCTTTTCTTTTAAAACTAAACATGCAGCCTTTTTATCGGCTTATTTTTCGTTTTATTTAACGAAAAGAGCGAATTATTTATTTTTCGGCTTGCGGTTTTTTTCTTTTTCTTTTAGATAATTAATGAATTCAATCGCCTGCTGTTTGCTTTCCGGGGAAAAATCCTGCATGTCCCGATACGCGATCTGCAAGTCGGGATCTGAAAACATATCTTCATCTGAAGGCTTTTCTTTTCCGGTTAACAAGTAATCTGTCGTCACTTTGAAATAATCCGCAAGCTTTTGCAGCGTTTCATAATCGGGTTCTGAGCGGCCGTTTTCATAATGAGAGTATCTGGCCCGTGAGACACCGATATGATTAGCGATTTCTTCCTGTGTTTTTTTTCCTCTGAGACTCTTCAATCTTCCGCCTATCATCCGAATGACCTCTCTTTTTTCAACACCCTAAGTTACTTCTGATTATAGATACAAAATGTATCGAAATAAAGAGATGATAAAAAAAGTATCAAAAATGTCTTGATGATACGAAATGTATCGTATATAATCGAACTCAAAGAGATACGAAATGTATCATAAGTGATAAGAATATTATCAGGGGGGTATGATATGCAGCCGATTATCATTCGCTTCAGCCGCAATCAGGCTGACCAGCAGTTTTTAGGACAAGCAGGCGGTTCCATTTCGTTTACCGCTTGCGGACTTCCGGTATTCCGTTTTGATAACCGAATGCAATATGAGTTGTATGTAAACTTAAAGAAAAATGGTGATACACAGCATGGATCGTAACAGCTATCCGTTTCTTACATATTCGGGATTATTGAATTCAGAACATTATGACAAAATGGGTTCCTCTGTTTGGCTGTTTTTATGGTTCATCAGCTCAACGACAAAGGAACAGGTGCACGATGGAGTCAAGTGGGGGATCGTTCTAGGGCAAAAACCCGTAAAAGCAAGGGAGATGGCTGAGGTATTCGGCGTCAGTGAAAAAACCGTCAGAAGATGGCTTGATCTTTTAGAAAAGCATGAATATATCAAAGTCGTCCGGGCGCCTTACGGATTGATGATTTCTGTTAAGCATTCGAAAAAATTCACGCAAAGAGCGGACACATATATCCGCCCCGAAGGCTCTGATCGGACATTTCCGGTAAATCCAGAGGACAAAAACGTCCGGTCAGATATAGATATAACAAAAGACAATACTGCTGAAGATGAAATAAACAAGATTGCGGGCCACTTTATCAGATTAAGGTCTGCCCAGGAGGGGCGCCGCGTGTACGCATCGTCAAGAGATTATCAAGCCATCGCCCGCATTGTTTCCCGCGGTGTTTCAGCACACGAAGCAATCAAATGGCTTGGCGAATGCTTTACAGCCTTTGAACATCGGCGCACCTCTTCCACTGAAACGATTAAGGCCTTCAGCTATTGTGCCAAGTTTATGGAAGACCGCTTGAATGCACGAATTGCGAAAAAGACAATCACAACGAGAAGAGAGAGGAATAAGATACATGACAAAACGAACAATCGAGCAGATTCTGACCGACCTGAAAAATGGGAAACGTCCATTACTGGCGGACAGACCGGGCGTATCAGACGAAAGCCGCTATGACTGTCCGCTCTGTAAAGATCAGGGCGGGTATCTTAGAATGCAAAACGAAACGGATGTATGGGTGAAGTGCGGCTGCGCCGCTGACCGGAAAGTGAAGCGTTTGCTTGGAGCAAGTGAAATTACCGACGCTTTCAGGAAGCTGAATTTCACGGGATTCCGAACGTCAGGAAAGCCGCAGGCCGTTATCGACGCTTATGACTGTGCACTTGAATTTATTGAGCATTTTGACAGGATCAAAAACAGCCGGAAAAACAGCATCGCCCTTTTGGGGCGGCCGGGCTCGGGAAAAACACATCTTCTTACCGCCCTCAGTAATGCTGTCATGAGACAAAAGCAAACCCCGGTTGTGTATTTTCCGTTTGTGGAGGGGGTTACGGATTTGAAAAATGATTTTGATCTGCTGGACGCAAAGCTTTCCCGCATGAAGCACGTTGATGTGCTCTTTATTGATGACTTGTTTAAACCGCTGAACGGAAAACCGCGGGCGACTGACTGGCAGATTGAACAGATGTATGCCGTCATTAATTACCGCTACTTAAATCATAAGCCGATTCTTCTTTCCAGTGAGCTGGCCTGTGATGAGCTTGTGCAAATTGATGAGGCGCTCGGTACAAGGATTTATGAAATGTGCAGCGACTATTTAGTCATTATCAAAGGAAACCCGTATGAGCTGAACCACAGGTTAGAGGGGGCGAGATAATGTGTGAGCTGTGCCGAACGAAAAAAGTCATCGTCAAAGCGGCTGCTTTCGGGGCTGTCTTTCACCCGTGCCCAAACTGCAAAGCAGGCGCTGATTTAACGCCGGTCATCAAACGGCTGGAGAAAATAATTCAAGCCGGTAAAGCGAGGCTGGATGTACATGTATAAATATATAAAATGGCTTTTTTGCCTGCTGTTCCGGGCAAAGCGGATCGAAAAACAAATTGAATCGTGGCATGAAGCCGACGGAAAGTGAGGACAGTCATTGCAATTGAAAAACAGTCCCGCCCCATGGCGGGCGGTAAACAGCGGAGAAGAAAAACCAATTTACATTTATTCTGCTTACAATGAAGCGGACAGGGAGAGATTCCCTTATTCAAACGGCAGGCTCATCGCAGCCGTTTTCAACTTAAGCTCATACTCACAGCAAATAAACGCTGCATTGATGGCCAAAGCCCCGGAGCTTTATGAAGCGGCCGAAACGGCCCTTCGCATGTTAAAGGGAGAGCTTTCCGAGGAGAAGGAAGAGTTCATTCATGAGCTCGAACACATCATAAATGAAGTAAAAATAACAAAACAGACGGGGGGCTTTTATCATGAATCCTAAAAAACTGGCAAACATCGAAACAACGACATTGCAAAGCCAATTGGAGGAAGGCAAGGTGCGCGTCATTATTGTAGACGGGCTGAAGGGGGAAGCATGGCTCGCCGAAGCGCCGGAGCACGGCAAAACGCTTGTCGAAACGAGAAAGGGAGATCTGGCCCGGGTTGAATACGAAATCGGCTTTAAGTTGAATTAGATTTTTAAAAAACAGAATACGTCCAAGACGGAAAGCCTGCGGACACTGATCAATTGCGCATATTTGTGCATTGATTGGTGTCCTTTTTTTGTTCTCAAAAAGAGGAGGATCATATAATGGAAGACTTATTATTTGAATATAAACGTACGCTGAAGCAAACGAAAAAATGGTACAAGCAGCTGGAGACTGATGAAGCAGCACTTTCGGCGGAAGAGCTGAAGGATAAAAAAATAATCAGAACGATCATTACTGATTTAGAGTATGTCACGGAATGGCTTGAGAAAGGACGGCAGCCCGGCATAAGAAGAGCAATTGACCGCAGAGATGCCTATCAAAGAATGCTGATTAAAGATCCGAGAATTATAGAAACCTATTCACAAGCGATGATGGTTGAACCGAGCGGGAATATTACTGAAGAAGACAGGATAAGAATCCGGGAAGCATTAGCCCTTTTAACTAATAGAGAAAAAGAAATGCTTCTCCTTCACAAAGCAGAGTGCTTTTCCTATGAACGGATTGCGGCGCTTTTGAATGTGAAGAAATCAACCGTACAGACGACGATCAAACGGGCGCTGTTAAAAATACAAAAGCAGCAGGAAGAAAAAAAGCAGTCACCTGCTTAACATCTTGTCATACGTTTGCCACCTAGAAGTGAATAGACGAAAACATGAAAGCGGCCGAAAGAAGCCGCTTTTTATTATAGACAATCATGTCGGAGGTGGCGGTGATGCCGTAACATGAAAAACACACAGCGAGAACAAGCATTTGCAATATATAAGGCGCATAAAGGCAGCATAACAAACCGTGCCGTTGCCGAAAAGGCCGGCGTATCCGCAAGGACGATAGGCAGGTGGAAAAAAGAAGGGCGCTGGGAAGAAGCATTACATAAAAAACAGAGAACCCCCGGAAAAAACGTCTGCCATGATAATGATGATTTAAACGAACGCCAGCGGCTGTTTTGCCTATATTATGTGAAAAGCTTTAACGCCACTCAATCCGCGATTAAAGCCGGGTATTCTCCGGAAAGCGCGCATGTGACGGGAAGCAGGCTGCTAAAAAACGAAAAGGTCGCCGGAGAAATCAGGCGCATGAAAAAGGAAATGGTCAATAAAGTGTTTATCGAAGCGATGGACGTCCTTCAAGTGTATGTGAAAATCGCTTTCGCCGACATCACGGATTATGTAACCTTCGGAAAAAAAGAAGTTCAGGCCTTCGGAAAATCAGGGCCGCTGTTTGATGAAGATGACAATCCGATTATGCAGGAAATCAGCTACGTCGACGTAAAAGATTCGGGTCTTGTGGACGGCACGATTGTGACAGAAGCAAAACTCGGCAAGGAAGGCATCGCCATTAAGCTTGCCGACAAAATGAAGGCGCTCGAAAAGCTGTCCTTGTATTTTGACCTATTCCCGGATCAATTTAAACAAAAGATCGAAAATGAAAAATTAAAGCTGGCACAGCAGAAGCTGGAAAAAACAGAGGACAGCCAAAAGCCGATTGATATTATCATCACCCGGAAAGAGGAACGGGCATGATTGAAAAAGCAGTCAACCCGCGCTTTGAGGATTATTTGTTCAATTGGAATGAAACGTACCAATTTCTCGTCGGCGGCTACGGCTCATCAAAAAGCTATCATACTGCGCTGAAAATCATCTTGAAGCTGCTTCGGGAGAAACGGACGGCGCTTGTCGTGCGCGAGGTGTTTGATACGCATCGGGATTCCACCTTTGCGCTGTTTGAGGACATTATCGAGGAGCTTGGGCTGGCATTTGCCGTAAAGGCAGTATCCTCACCGATGCAGCTGAGATTTGCAAACGGAAGCCGGATCATGTTCAAGGGCATGGACAACCCGGCCAAATTAAAATCCATCCATCACATTTCTTTAATTTGGATTGAAGAATGCTCTGAAGTGAAGTATGAGGGCTTTAAGGAGCTGATCGGCCGTCTGCGCCATCCTGAGCTTTCGCTTCATATGATATGCACCACAAATCCGGTCGGCACCTCCAATTGGACGTATCGGCATTTTTTCCGTGATGAGCAAAACAAACGGTTCGTATTGGATGACCGGGAGCTGTATGAAAAAGGCACCGTCATCAAGGGGGATACGTATTACCACCATTCCACCGCCTGCGACAATATGTTTTTGCCAGAAAGCTACATCGCTCAGCTGGACAGCTTAAAGCAATATGATCCTGACCTGTACAGAATTGCCCGTAAAGGACAATTCGGCGTAAACGGCATCCGTGTGTTCCCGCAGTTTCAAGTTATGAAGCATGAGGTTTTACAACAGCGGATCGAAGCCATCAGGCAGCCGATGTTTCGGACAGGCATGGATTTTGGTTTTGAAGAGTCATACAATGCCGTCATTCGGCTTGCCGTCGATCCGGACAACAAGGAGCTTTATATTTTCTGGGAATATTATAAAAACAAAATGACCGATGACAAAACAGCTGAAGAGCTTCGCGGATTGGCAGACAAAAAAGAGCTGATCAAAGCAGATTCAGCCGAGCCGAAAAGCATTCAATATTTCCGCCAGCAAGGCTTTCACATGGTCGCGGCGAAAAAGTTTCCCGGTTCCCGGCTGCAATACACAAAAAAGCTGAAACGGTTCAGGAACATTTATTGCTCAGACCGCTGTCAGCATACGATTTATGAACTGCAAACCTTAACCTATGCAAAGAACAAAAACGGCGCTCTGTCGGAAGATGAATTTTCAATAGATCCCCACACGCTTTCAGCGATTTGGTACGCATTGGATGATTACGACGTAGCGGATCTGAAAGATTCATCACAGAAACGGGCCCGCCCGAATCGAGAAAGGAGGAGGTAAACGGTGCCGAATAATCAAAGCGTAAGAGCCACCGTTTTTAAATCAAATATGGCCGCACCGCAGGCAAAGCAGCTGTATGATGATCAATTTTCCGACCTTTACGGCGAAGACATTATTTCTCCGCCTTATAACATTATAGAGCTGAAAACGATTGCGGAATACTCTACAATCCTTCAGCAATGTATTGATGCATACCGGGTCAACATTACAGGCTTCGGATTTGATGTTGAGTACACCTTTGATGTGAACAGCTCAGATGTGGCCCCGGCTAAAAAGAAGCAGGCTGAAAAAAACTGGATGATGCTTGAAAGCTTTTACAAATGTCTTCACTTCGACGAATCAGCCGAGACGATCCTTGGATATGCGATAGAAGACCGGGAAAAAACGGGAAACGGCTTTATGGAAGTGCTTCGGGACGGATCGGGAAAACCGGCGGGGATCGAATATTTAGATGTGAAAAACATGAGGGTTTGCGGTGTTACCGATCCTGTTGAAGTCACGTTTTCCTACGAAGAAAACGGCACATCGAAAACGATCAAAAGGCAAAAGCGCTTCCGCAAATATGTTCAGATGCAAAACGGCCGGAAAGTTTTCTTCAAAGAATACGGCGACCCGCGCATTATGGACATGCGGACCGGTGAATATGTGAACACCCTTTCCCAGCAATATCAGGCAAATGAAGCCATTCACTTGAAAATCGGCAGCGGCGCATACGGCATTCCGCGCTGGGTCGGCAATATCGTCAACCTATATGGGGCACGAAAAGCAGAAGAGCTTAACTTCATGTACTTTAAGCAGGGCCGCCACGTGCCGGCCGCAATTACAGTCGAAAACGGCATGCTGTCTGAAACATCGTATAAAGAGCTGCAAGACTATATGAATGACCTGGAAGGGGTGGAAAACGCCCATAAATTTCTGTTAATCGAGGCAGAAGGCATCGCCAAGGAGAAAGATCTTCACGGCGGAGAAGACATCACGCCCGTTTCCGTGGAAATCAAATCGCTTGCAGAAATTTTACAGGATGACGCGCTGTTTCTTGAATATGACGACAAGAGCAGAAATAAACTCCGCTCCGCCTTCCGCCTTCCGCCGCTTTATACGGGCGAGGCGCAGGAATACAACAAAGCGACGGCGGATACCGCCCGGAAAATAACGGAAGAGCAGGTGTTTCAGCCGGAGAGAAAAACGCTTGTCAACAAGCTGAACACTTTATTTTTGCCTGAATTAGGACTGCATGATGTGCAGCTGACATTAAAGGGCCCTGATTTTCGCGATCCGCTTGAAATTGCGAAGGTGCTCACGCCATTCATTACGGCCGGTGCCGTCTCGCCTAATGATTTACGTGATCTGGCAGGCAGAGTGCTCGGCAAAACGCTTGAAGAATGGCCGGAAGAGATTTACAGCCGTCCCCCATTACAAGGGGCGCAAGATCAGAATGCAAAGAAAACGAACGGAGATCTGAACCAGTCCTGAAAGGGGGTGAAAAAATCACGTGCCGAGGGAATTAAGAAATGCCGTCATCAGCTTTGTGAGCTACGTAGATAAGGCGGCGAACCAGACAGAATTTTTTTTCACAAAAGCAGCCGGCCTCCCGTCGTTTGAAAAAAAGGTGCAGCTGTTTACGAAAAGCGAGCCGGATGATCAAAAGCTCGTCTACGGCATCGTGTATGAGCCGGATGTCCCGGATGCCCACGGCGACTATATGACAGCTGAAGAAATTGAAAAGGCCGCTCACGGATTTCTGGCCGATGCCCGAAATATTGACACGAATCATAACTTTGAAGGCGGCACCGGCGAGGTGGTGGAATCATATGTCGCGCCGGATGATTTTCAAATCGGCGGAGCGCAGATCCGAAAAGGGTCGTGGGTGCTTGTCACAAAAGCATCTGATGAAGTGTGGGAACAAATTAAAGCCGGTGTCATTACAGGCTACAGCATGGCGGGAACCGCTGACGTATATGAAGAGCCGGAGGACAAACAAGCCGGCTTATTCGGCGTGGTCAAGCAATTGCTGGACCGCGACCGTAAATCCAGATACCGCAAGGGAGAGGACATGAAAAAGATGAAAAAAGAAGACTTGAGAGAATCCATTGAACACGCGCTGTATCCGCTGTTGAAGCGCCTTGACAATATGGATCAAAACACGGACGCGCAAGACGCGTCATCTGCGCCGCCTGACGATGAAAAGCTGAAAAAGCTTGTCGAGGACATGCTTGCCCCGATTATTAAACGACTTGAAGCGCTCGAAAAAGTACGCGGGGCTTCAAAGCAGACGGAAGATGACATGAGCGGCAGCCAAGAGCCGGTCAAAAAATCCATTTGGAGCGGACTGCTCTAAACCCAGTCAGAAGGAGGAACTCTAGAGTGAGAAATCAAGATATCATCAGAAAAGCGGAAATGTCACTTTCCGCTTTAAAAAGCGGCGGATTAATGAATCCCGCACAAGCGTCGGCATTTATCCGCATGGTGCAGAACACGCCGACCATTTTCAGTGAATCGCGTGTCATCCAAATGGAAAACGACTCGCAGAAATTTGAAAAAATCGGTTTCGGCCAGCGTATCCTGCGGGCAGCTGAAGAAGGAAAGGCTTTATCAAATGATGAGCTGACCGTCCCGTCAACAAGCACGGTTCAGCTGAATACGAAGGAAGTCATTGCAGAAATTAACATTACGTATGACACGCTGGAAAACAACATTGAAAAAGACGGCTTGCAGCAGACGATCATGCAGATTTTAGCGGAACGGGCAGCTGTGGATATTGAAGAGCTTGTCGTAAACGGCGATACATCTTCATCTGATCCGTATCTTGCCCAGCTTGACGGGATCCGCAAGCAGGCCGTTTCTCACGTCATTGACGTTAAGGGAGAGGAGCTGTCCAGAGCCACCTTCAAAAAAGGCTTAAAAGCGGTGCCTGCAAAATATTTGCGACTTCCTCAGGAATTCAGATTTTATACATCCCAAGGCATGGAGATTGAATGGAAAGACCGGGTGGCTGACCGTCAAACCAACTTAGGGGATCTCGCGGTGCAAGGCGGGTTGTCTTCGGCATTCGGCGTCCCTGTCAAAGGGGTTTCCAACCTTCAGCCGTATACAGTCGGAGAGGGAAATGCTCAGTATGACGCGTCTGACATTATTTTAACCCATCCGAAAAATATCATTCTCGGCTTCTCCCGAAATATCAGAATTGAAGTAGATAAGGATATTCGCAGCCGTAAATTTATCATTGTCTTGACTGCTAAACTTGACAGCAAGTTTGAAGAAGAAGATGCAAGCGCAAAAATCATCAACGTCAAAGAATAACAGATGGAGGTGGGGCAGCTATGTTAATTCAGCCGTCTGACGTTTCCTCGTACTCAGTTTATGATCAAGTCAAAAACAGGCCTGAGCAATTGCTTGTGCAGGATATACTGGAGGCGGAGGCAGAAGCGGCAAGACTGACGGGTCATCCGTTTACTGATCCCATGTACACACCGCTCCCTGAAAAAGCGAAACTCGCGATAGTAAAGCTCGCCCAGTATTTTGCGCTTTTGAATCAGAATGAAGCAGCCGCTTCCGCCTATCAGTCTGAAAAAATAGGTGACTACACTTATACAGTAGCAGCAGAAGGCGGAATCCAAAAACCTGCGGTGTACCATCTGCTCAGTGATTATATTACGCCCGGCTATTCTCCGGTTTCTTCAAGCGTAAAGGTGAGAACGTTATGAGCTACGAACGGCTGCTCACTGACAGGTGTGATATTTATCATGAGACGGCGTCAGTTCCGGAGAGCGGACGCTTCGGAATTCCGGCCCAAAAGCTTCAGCCTGTTTTCACATATCCTGATACACCTGATGAACAAAGCGTGCCGTGCTGCTTCACTGAAAAACAGCAGCAGCTCATCCAGCTTGAGCCTGATCACAAGGTGTATCAGCGGTTCCTCGTTCACTTTCCGATAGATACCGTGTTGCGTGTGAACGACAAAATCATCTGGGAAGACCACGTTTATATTCTGGAAATGCCGAAAAAAGTGAGACATCACCATTGGGAGGCCATAGCTGTGAGGGATGGCAGGTTATGAAAATAAAGGGCCTTGAACAGTGGAATCAATCATTAGCAAAAGCCGCCTCCGGAGACTTTTCCCGCCAGGCGGCCAAATGGCTGGAACAGTCCGGGATGCAGTTTCTCGATTTGGTTCGAGATGAACTCATTCATTCGCGGGGCATTGATACGGAGAGGCTGTTATCCTCCTTTCGAAAAGGAGCGCAGGATCATGTGTGGATCACAGAAAAGGGCGGGCTGTCCCTTGAAATCGGCACCAATTTGGATTACGCCTCTTTCTTAAATGACGGACATTGGACCGTCTCGGATGAAAATGTAAGATGGGTGTCCGGGTATTTTCAAGGGTCCCGGTTCATTTATGATCCGTCAGCTTCAACGGGAATGGCGCTGAAGAAACAATGGATCAGCGGCAGTCAATTTTGGGATGACGCTCTTCTTCTGTATGAAAAGCTCTTTGAAAACTCGCTGAATAGGCGTTTGGATAAGTGGCTCACAACATTGGGGGGGAAAATCGGATGAACAGTGAAACCGGGTCAATTGCGGCATTTTTATATAAACAGTGTGACGTTCCGGTTTATGAAAGCGAACTGCCTGAACAATTTCAGGTGCCTTCCCTATATATCCCGCCGCCTTCCGTTTTTGACGAGAATGATACGGTCTCCACCTTCAAGAAAACATACAGCCTCAATATAAAGCTGTTCCATCTTGACTCGGTGCAGGCGCTTTATACTGCGGACCGGATAGCTGACGCTGTCAGAGAATCAAGACAGCAGATCCCGCTATTAACGGAAGCAGGCGAACATACCGGTGATTTCATCCGCATCACACGGATGGAAACGAGGATCGGGAACAAGGGCGAGGCAGTGATCATGATCCGGTGGACGAGCCGTTACTATTATCAGAAACACTCAAATCCCGCTTTGCGGGACATTGACATAAACAGCGGGGTGAAACAAAAGTGAACGAAAATAAAAAGCAAAAAGCCGTGAAAAAAGAAGGCTCTGTCCTTTTTGACACGGCGGATTTAACGAAGCACGCGAAGGAGCTTTTCGGCGTTAAACCTGAAATTCTTCAGGGGGCTTTATTCGGCGTGGATCAAAAACAAATGACAAAAGCGCAAGCCCAAACTTACATTCAAACATTTCTAACCAAGGAGGTTATGCAATAATGAACGGCGGAACATTTACGCAGGGAAAAGAAAAAGAACGTGCAGGTATCTATTTCAACTTTAAAACAACGGCACAAGAACGGGTGGCACTCGGTGAACGGGGGATTGTCGCTCTTCCCGTCGCATCAAATTGGGGTGAAGCAAAAACTTTCGTTTCCATTTCGAGCATTGAGGATTTGAACAAAAAAGTGGGGCTCAGCATTGAAGATCCGTCATTGCTGCTTTTACGCGAGGCAAAGAAAAAAGCCCGGACCGTTCTGATGTACCGCCTGACAGAGGGAATCAGAGCGAGCGCTGATATCTCGCCAGGTGTAAAAGCAACTGCTTTATACGGCGGATCAAAAGGAAATGACATCATGATCCGAATCAGTGAAAATGTCCTTGACCAAACTGCTTTCGATGTGACGACTTATATGGATGGAGCGGAAGTCGACAAACAAACCGTGAAAAAAGCCGAGCAATTAACGGCAAACGGTTATGTCACTTTCACCGGAACAGGCGAACTGTCTTCATCCATCCCGCTGACTGGGTCTGAGGAAGAGTCCGGTGAAACGCTGCATCCGGCGGCCGGCATCCGTTTGGCAGGCGGAACAGATAAGGCGCCGGTCAACTCGGATTATACAGATTTCTTAGCGGCTGCCGAAACGGAAAACTTTGATGTCATCGCTCTTCCGGTTGCTGATAATGATCAGCTGAAAGCGACTTTCGCCGCATTTATTAAACGCCTCCGTGACGCACAGGGACAAAAAGTGCAAGGGGTGACCGCCCATTACAACGGAGATTATGAAGGCATCATCAATGTAACGGAAGGCGTGCTGCTTGAAGACGGAACCGAGGTGAAAGCTGAAGAGGCGACTGCCTGGGTGGCGGGCGCAAGCGCAGGTGCAACTTTTAATCAATCATTAACATTTGTTGAATACGAAGGCGCCGTCGATGTGCTTCACCGCCTGGATCATGATGAAGTTGTCGAACGTCTCGCCAAGGGAGAATTCCTTTTCTCATATGATGCCCGTGATAAGTCGGTAAGCGTTGAAAAGGACATCAACTCATTAGTCACATTTACCGCTGAGAAAAACAAAAAATTCGCGAAAAACAAAATCGTCCGTGTGCTTGATGCGGTGAACAACGATTTGACCCGTGAGCTGAAAGCATTAATTAAATCGAAAAAAGGCAGCGGTAGCGATATTCCGGCTACGAATGACGGCCTTCAATTCGTCAAAACGATGATTATTCAGTACATGACAACGCTTCAGGATGCAGGAGGCATTACTGATTTTGACTCAGATAACGATATCAAAATCGGCCTGAACGAAGACCGCGACGGCTTTTTAATTGATCTCGCCGTACAGCCTGTGGACGCAGCGGAAAAATTCTACTTTAACGTGGAGGTAAACTAAGATGGCATTAAAAGCGCAAAACACCATTTCAGGAAAAGAAGGCCGTTTATTTCTCGATGGGGAAGAAATGGCACACATCAAAACATTTGAAGCAAACGTGGAAAAAAACAAATCAGAAGTTAACATCATGGGCCGCCGCATGACGGGCCACAAAACGACAGGCGCCAACGGAACGGGCACGGCGACATTTTATAAAGTCACATCAAAATTCGCCGTTCTCATGATGGATTACGTCAAAAAAGGCAGCGATCCGTATTTTACACTGCAGGCCGTTCTTGACGACCAATCATCAGGACGCGGCACAGAACGTGTCACACTATACGACGTCAACTTTGATTCAGCCAAAATCGCCGGATTGGATGTCGACTCAGAGGCGCTCGAAGAAGAAGTGCCGTTTACATTTGAAGATTTTGATGTGCCGGAGAAGCTTTCTGAAACGTTTTAAGTCCGGACTTGAAGTATGAAGCAGGCCTTCTGAGAGGAAGGTCTGCTTTTAGACAAGAAAAACATAGATAAAAGGGAGTTTTGATGATGAGCGAAAAAAACGAACAAGTATATGATCTGTCCTTCTTTATGCCGGGAAAAACAGTGGAGGCTGAGGAAATAAAGGTTCCTCTTTCAAAGCGGTTTGTTGATAAAAAAGGAAATATGGTGCCTTTCATTTTTAAAGCGATCACGACTGAACGCATTGATGAATTGGAAAAGGAAAGCACGACGTATAAAAACGTGAAAGGCCGCGGCCGCGTAAAAGACTTAGACAGTCAGCGTTTCTATGCGCGAATTGCAGTAGAATCTACAATTTATCCTGATTTCCGCTCTAAAGAGCTTCGCGAGGCATACAAAACGGCAGACCCGGTAGAGGTGGCAAAACGTGTTCTTTCAGTCGGCGGCGAATATGCCAACTGGTTAAACAAAGCAATCGAGATCAACGGTTTTGAAGACGAATTGGAAGATTTGGAGCAAGAAGCAAAAAACTAATAAAGGATGGGAACAAGGAAGCCGTGTATCTTTATTACGCGATGCACGAGCTTCATTATTCTCCATCAGAACTGCAAGAGTTATATGAAGCGCCGAGACATTTCAAGGCGCTGTTATACGGATTAATCGGTTATAAGCTGGACATTCTTGAAAAACAAGCGAAGAAAGGGGGAGCAACATAATGGCAAAGCTGACGGCCCGGTTTGAATTGGAAGATCGAGTGACTAAGAAAATAAGGAAAATTCAAAGCGGCTTTAGAGCGCTTGAGAAATATAGAAAAATGTCGAAACGCAAAAGCGAAATTGATATACGGAAAGAGAGTAAATTTGTCTTAAGTACGATTGATCGCATTCAACGATCTATGAAAAGAAAGCTGGGCGCACAAACCATCTCTATTAAAGCTGAAGACGGAGCCAGTGCCGTCATTCAAAAGGTGCAAGTTCAATTAGCGGGTCTGCCTGCGTCTTTAACCATTAAAATAGGAGCTAAGGATAACGTGACAGGGGCATTTGAGAGATTGCGGGATTTGGCCGCTGGGTTTAAAGGATTTACCGTTACACTAAGTGCGGCAGATCAAGTGACACCCGCCATTCAGCGTATACAACGTTATATGCAGTCAGCGTTAAAGAGCGGTTATTCTGTCACCATATGCGTAATTGATCACGTCATGAAAACAGTCGGCCGCATTTCAGCGGGCATCGATATGCTGACGGGAAAAAACAACAGCATTCAGCTATCCTTAAATGAAAAGGTGACAGCGCAGCTCGCCGCATTGCAAAAGAAAATGCCGGAAATCGGGAAGACGCCGACTGCCGCTTCTGACGATTCTCCGAAGAACAGCTTTTCAATGTTGGATACAATAGCAGAATCCTTTATGAAAAAAGTCGATGAAATTGCAAGCAAATTTTATCCCGAAACCATCTTGGCAGAACTGGACAAGTTTGCAGCATCCTTTATGAAAAAAGCAGACGAAATCGCGACAAAATTCAGCCCGGAAACAATTTTAGCGGAGCTGGATAAATTCACGACTTCATTCATGGGTAAAGTCAACGACATAGCAAGCAAATTCAGCCCGGAAACAATCTTAGCGGAGCTGGATAAATTCACGAGCTCTTTTATGGGCAAAGTCAACGACATAGCAAGCAAATTCAGCCCGGAAACAATTTTAGCGGAGCTGGACAAATTCACGACTTCATTCATGGGCAAAGTCAACGATATAGCAAGCAAATTCAGCCCGGAAACAATTTTAGCGGAGCTGGACAAATTCACGAGCTCGTTCATGGGTAAAGTCAAC